AAGCGAGCTGATAGCCCCACCGATTGTGCTAAGTGCAGAAACGACGTTCCCGACCCAAATAATCAAGGTCCCAAGCACTGTGATAATAGGCCCCGCTGCTCCAACGATAAGCGCTGCCCATTTAACCCAGCCGTCCACTGGCAAATTGTCCCAGATAGTCCCTAGAACACGCACCACATTGTCTTTAAATGTGATGATAGTCTGCTTCATGTTCTCCATAAGCTGCTTGATATTAGCTTCGTTGTTACCAAGACCGGCCACTAAGTTCTCAGCGGCTGCTTTCATGGAATTAAACGAACCCGAAACGGTTGTACTTGCTTCTTTAGCAGTCGTTCCGGTAACTCCCAATCTATCTTGAGTAATACCGATGGCATCAATCAAGGTATGAAATGGAATATCACGGATATTGTCAGCTGTAGCTTCAAATTCACCATTCAAGACACCAGATTCATTGACCAAGCGAGCCATTTCGGACATGGTACCACCATAACCGAGTTTCAAGTTATCCAACATTGAATAGTTGTCCTTTGCGAAACCTTGGTAAGCATTTTGAATGTCCGTCATGTTAGTACCGAACTTGTTCGCATTATCCGACATTTGGACAAGGGCTTTATCCCCGTATTTCGCAGCCTTGGCAGTATCACCGCCTAGACCTTGTAGCAACGTAGCTGAGAACGATGTTACCTGCTCCATATAGCGGTTAGCAGACACACCAGCCGTCCTATAGGCTCGGTTGGCGTTTTCAATGACGTTGGTCCCCTCGCGGTCCATTGTGTTATAGAGTTCTTGGGCTTGCTGTCTGGTCATGCCGTAGTCTCTGGCAAGGGCGTTGACACTTGAGCCGTTCTGTTTGAATAGCGTAGAAACACCACCCAAAGATTGCTCAAGGTCTGCATAGCCTTTGATGACGGCAGTCAAACCTCCAACCATAGGCAGTGTAAAAGCTGTGGTCATTCCAGCGCCGACTGATTGCATGGCGCTACCAACTGACTTCAAACTGCTACCAACTTGAGCAAGCATGCCCCCAGACTGATTCTTCAAATCAGCAAGGGCAGACTTGGCAGCATTGACACCGTTGGTGAAGTCGCTTGAATTGGCACGCAATATGGCCGTAACGTCAAAAGATGCTCCCATTAACTACCCCCTTTCATTTTTTGATTAATGATCCTATTCTTATCAGCTAACGAAAGCGCTCGACTTCTAGGCACAGTGTCCTCTGGTTTAAATATCCTACTGAACTCTTTCTCATGATCATAAAACTCATTAAAGGTTCGGTAAGCTGAGCGAACACTCTTGCCCTTGCCTTTGGTAGCCTGCACGGTCTGGTTATACCATGCTTGAATTGCTGCGTTAAAGCGGATATCCTCTTGTTTAATTGCGTAGGCAGTATTGTATACCTCAAATTCAACAAGAGTTGTCCTAGCGGCTTCTGTGTAGCTCATGCCGTGCCTTGCAATCAATAAAGCAATTGCGTCATCGTAGCTGAAATCATAATCTGGTTGATGTTGCCCTACTCTTGAACGTTCATTGCGAGTTTGAGTAGGGATGACGCTTTTAACTCGTCAATAATAGAGCCGATTGTCTCTTTGTATTTACCTTTGTCAATCAAATCAGCAAGATAGGCTTCAATGTCAGCGTCACTTGGCTTTTGTGGTGCTGTAATCGTACCAGCTTTGATGATATCCACAAATGCCAACGGGTCGTTGATAGCGACACCGGCTGAAATCAATGTCATAGCACCGTAACCAGTCTTCATGCCCTCAAGTTCTGCTGAGTGCAATTTGTTGATTTCACGCAAGAACGCAAGTCCGAATTTCAATTCAAAGTCTCGTCCGTTGATAGATAGAATCATGTTTTATTTCTCCTTTATACAAAAAAAGCAAGGGCACAAAGCCCCTGCAGTTAGACTAGATAGATGCCGTTAGGCCGTCTTCTTTAGCAAGAGTGTGGTAGTCGTATTGAGCGCTTGCGACTGCTTTCTTCTGAGCTTCTGTCAAGCTGTCAGTTGAAATAATACCGTTACCATCAATAGCCATTTCATAAGAAAGCTCCACTTTGTCATCAGCGGGTGCTGAAATTTCAAAGTTCTTAAGATAACCTTGGTAATATTCAATGTCATAGACTTCTTTAGCTCCAGACATGCGTTTTGAAGCAAGGTCAGCTTGCCAGCACTCTACTTTGTCGCCTGCGATGAACCATTTACGCATTTCACGCCACATCTCAGTAGTAGTGCCATCTTCACGATAGGCAAGTGATACGAATTCCCCAGACACTTCGCCGTCGGAAATCGAGTTAACCACACCATCTTTAGTCTTGATAGTTTCGACCTCTTTCTCAGCGTTGATTTTGTGTTCTGTTTGAAAACGCACTTTAGCAGCGTCTTGTGTCTTTTGGTCTTTAACGCGACGGAAGAAGACTATTAGGTCTTTCCCCAAAATAAGTTCTGCCATTTATTCCTCCTTTTTGGTATATGAAAATGAAAAATCCAGCACAATGTGGATCAATGGCTGGGCGTCTGTATTGTCTGGTAAGACTTGCTTGTCTGTACCAGTCTTCAATAAGTTGTATTCAAACCCTCTAATTCTTTCGCTAACTTGTTCTAACGCTTGACAGTGGGCGTCTAGCTCTGCACGCTGCACTCTAGTCCCGTAGATATGGACGGTTTGTCTTATCGTTCCAAAATTGTCGTTATTGAGTGTAGGCGCTGAGCTATTCTCACCAACGAAAGCGAAAGGATAGCTTGCGGATGAATCGGGTAAGTAGTCGTAAGTTGCTAGCGTCTCACTAGCAATAGCAAATAGATTTCTGAATAAGTCGTGGCTAGGTGTCATTTAAAGGCTCCTTCCATAACTTTACGGATTTGGTCTGTGAAATAAGGCTCGATTTGCTGCATCATAGGACGCATAAACGGCTTACCGGGCTGATAGCGTGTCCCAAACTCTTGAAACCCGCTATAAGACGCCGCTGAATGAATGTGCGATTCTTCGCCCATGTGCCTAGTGGTGATATTGGCTCTCAAGAAGCCGGTATCAACTGGCGCAAGCCCTTTTGAAATGCTCTTGCCTTTCTCAGCTGAGTTTTTAAGAGCTGTTTGGGCTTGTGTCCTAACCCCTTGGCTTGCCTTATTCAAAGCAGCAGCGAGGACTGTGTCCCCTCTCCACTCGATTGTGAAATTAGCCATTCAGCTCACCTCTTTTCAATCTGATTGCGCCCTTAATCGGTGCGTCAATCTGTTCGATAGGGTAATACTTCTTGCCCTCATATAGAGCGTAGTCAAATGGCTTCTGCTCTTGACTGAATCGGCATATCATGACAACGTCGGACCTACTCCCATAGGCTTCAAATACACGCTGCTGGTCAACAAAATTGACTAAACAAGGCACAATCTTACTAGACTGTGCCTTTTCTTCGTGCTTATCAGTAATCGGATTGTAAGTCGAAACGCCCTGTTTCACTAGCTTTATGCGGTGCGGTGTTTTCATAGAAACTTCACCTTACCTTTTCGAGCTAATGAGCCGTCCAGACCGAAATCTTTATCCAGTATCTTTCTATAAGGCTTGAACATGTCGTCCCAATCCTCGTAAGTGACTGAATAGCCGTCTACGTTCTCGGTTTTAACACCCTCTGAGCCCTTACGACCATAGAGCTTGTAAACAACATTTTCGATGATGAAGTGATATTTCTTGTCAATCTCGGCTGTTCCAACTAGTGCTTTGAAATAGCTCTCAGCGTCGTTGACTAAGTCTTCAATCAATTGATCCTCAAGTTTGTCTTCAACGTCGATACCCAACCGACGCTTAATCTTCTCAAGTTGGATATCGTTCATTTCAGACCTCCTCCGCATCTTTTAGAAGTTCTTCTAAATCTGCTTTTTTCGCTTTGGCATCATACTCGATACCATCTTCATCAAGTTTTGCTTTGAGCTCTTTGACTGTAAGCTCTTTTGACGGCTCGACTGGTTCGATACCGCCTTTTTCAAGAACTTCTGCCACACGCTCTTTAGAAGGCTCGTAGCCTTCTCGTGGGTAAACTTCCCCGACTTGATAGATATACTCGTTATCTTGCAAGTCACGGAATGTAATCTTAGCTTTATAGGTCATTTAAACCTCCCGACTAGACTCCTACTGGTTGGATAGCTGCAAATGCTTCATCATTCGGAATCGCTACGGCAATTTCAAAGATTGCACGGAGTGCTTGCATGTCTTGTTCGAACAAGTGAACATCACCAGAATCAAGTGTGCCATCGTTTTGAACTTTAGACAAAGTAGCTTGATCTGCGATTTTAAGACGCAAGTTAGTACCGTTTGGAATACCGTACACCAAACCGTTGAAGTTACCAGTAATCAATGTACCTGCCGGATAAGTTTGCCCGTCTTGCAATTGAAGTTGTGAATATGGAAGACCATCAAGCTCACCGATTGCGTTAGGGTTAGCTGGTTTAGTGAAGATGTGTTGACCACCGTTCACATTGTCAACGATTCCACGGAGTGTGCGGTTGATTGTGCGGTGTCCTACAAATGCGTTAGGTTCTTTTTCCGACTTGTCCTCAACGTCATAGATGTTATTGAGGTTGATGTCCCCAGATACAATGTTTTGAGCACGTTTAGCAGACGCCAAAACGTTAGCACCGAATGGATTGTTATACAAACCAAGGAATGCTGCCCCGTCAATTTTCTTGTTAAACAAATCGACAATCTTGTCCTTGATTGATTCGAAGTAATCAGTCCAAGTGTAGTTGAGGACTTCTTCTGTAACTGGCAAGATAACTGACAATTTACGAGATTCAAGAACGTAAGATTTAGTTTGTACTTTTGCAGTACCGATTTTTTGACCTTCACCTACGAAATAAGCGTCTGTCAATTGACCAACTTCTACGCCTTTACGAACCATTTTGCCGTCCATTTCAACTTTTTGACCAAGCTGAATGACTCTTGAAGTTTTTACAAGTTCGTCAGTGAATAGATCAGTGATGTATTCTGATGTAATCTCTTTACCAAGAGAATCAGACAAAAGGACTGTGTCCGGATTGAATTTTTGTTGAGCCATGCGCTCTCCTTTCTTTGATTAGAAATTAGTGATTTTGGCTTTATCAAACTTGTCTTTTCCACGGTGAGAACGCCCTTCCTCTCCACCGCTTGTGCGAGGTGGTAGAGCTTTGGCTTCCTCTCGTTTCTGCAAGTTTAAGATATTAGCCATGTTTGAAACAGCTAGCTTAGTAGCTTCTTCATCGCCTTTAACAACAAACGCGAGCGTTGACTCATTGACAGGCACGCCTTGAGCTTCGAGCTCTTTAATAGCGATGTCCTGCATTTGACGTTGAGCGATTTGGGCTTGAAGTGCTGCAATTGTGCTCTGGGCTTCTTCGAATTCTTTATCCCGCTGTTTCTGTTGCAGCTCTTGAAGTTCTTCTTCACTCATTTTAGCTTTAGCAACGGCTTCCTCGATTTGAGATTGAATACCGGTTTGCATATCAGCAATTTCAAGAGTATGTTTCTCTTCCATCTGTTTGAGTCTACGTTGCATTTCAGCAACTGACACCATCTTCTCCTCTTTTTCTGGTTGGCTAGCTTCAACCTCTTGAGGATCCTCAACTGTTTCAAGTTCTTTTTCTGCCATGATAGGCTCCTTTCTTTACGCTTTTACGAGCAACCCCCTCGAACTCATGCAGCTTTTAACGTCCTCAGCACGGTCTGGACAAAGGGTTATTCACCCCAAACACCGTTAACAGCTTCTTCATCAAGAGTGCTGCCACCAGCTTTATATTCCATTTTGATGTGGCCATACGCTGAACAGCGACAGTTAGGGTGCATTGGGTACATGTTAACCCCTTTCTCTGCCTTGTTAATTGGTATGGCTTTTCTATCTAGGGGCTTACAGATATCGCAAGCTCCACTTTCAGCAACATAGATTAAATGCGTGAAGTCATTCTCTTTCAGTATCATCAATTCTGTATCAGCATTAATGCGAGCTATTTCGGTCTTGAGCAATCGTTGGGCGTTGGCTTGGCTTGTGTTATATTTCTTAGCTAATCGCTGCCGTTCCTGCTTAAAACCGTCCATGTCGGTGAAGATACGTGCTAACGAGCTAAACACATCCTTCTGCATGTTTCCATGAAGTCCATTCCTGCCCCAAACTCTGCAACTAAAATTCTGCCCGTAGAAATCAGCGTCTAAAATTGCTCTCATACGACTTACCGCATTGACAGCAGAATTGCCCAGAATACCCGCTTGGCGCTTAAATTCAGCTAAGTATTCACTCTCACGCGCCTCGTCGAAGACTTCGTTAACGTCTGATATAAGACTAGCTATTTCAAGCCTTAATTCTGCTTTGAGTAGCTCCAACCGACTGACTTTCATTTTTAAGTTAAACATTCTTAGCCATTGGTTAGTGCCGTGTGAGAAATCCTTCTCGACTACTGCCTTTCTTGCTCGGTCTCTATACTCAGTGACATCGAACTCATTAGCTCGCTTCATAGCTTCGGCACGGCTTAGCCCCTCTTTGTCAGCGTAGCGCATGTAAAAGCCGTTTATTTGGCTCTGCATACGGTTATATGACGCTTGATAAAGCTCTTTTAAGACCTTGTCACGCTCTATGTCACGCTTGATTAGGTCTGATTGCGCTTTTCTCTCGGCATTGTAGCGTTCATTATTCGTCATCATCCTCAACACCTACAATCTGACTAACTTCTAGATCAGTAGCCCCGCCCTCTTTGAGCAAACGGCTCTTTTCTTTGCGAGCGTCTGTGAAGCTAGCTGATTCCATAAGCGTCTCTTGTGAGATTTCCATGCCGGAATTGATAGCAGATTGAATCTCAGCCCATACATCCGTTGGCAGGTTCTCATGGAACGTAAATGTCAGCATGTCAGCGTCCACTGGTTCGATACCTTTGAGATTGTTAGATAGCAACTCAAGCAGCTTATAGCGTCGTCTGAGCGCCTTGACAAAGAACCCACGCTTAACGGCTGTAACTTGCTGCAAATCAACTAGCTTGTAGCGGATAGCGATCCCAGACGTAGCTGAGAAAGTCGAATCGTCTTGCAAGTTAGGCAATCCAACAATGCGGAAGAAGTCTTTAATCAAACGTGATTTATACGCTTCGACACCGCTGACATCATATTGTTTGTAGATATAGCCGGCATCTAGTGACGTTTGCTGCCCGTTGTGTCCGACACCACTCTCAAGTACTAGCATGTTAGCGTGCTTCATTTTCATGATGTCAGACGCATTCATGCCAGTACTTTCGACATCACCCTTGATAACCAGCATGGCATCGTTAAGGTCTGACATGTAGTTAGCTGTGTCCGACTCTGCTGCGTCGTAAGCGTCAATGATTGGAATCCCTTTCTCCCAATCTCCCGAACGCTCTCGGTTATTCTGCCATTCAACTACCGGCACCATTCCGAACGGGTTTTCTTTACGCTCGATTTCCTGCCAGTTTGGATCATAGCTGACAATCTTGCTATCAGTGTAGACCGTGACAAACATTTCACCGTTGTACACTGGGCAATGAACAGCCGCAATGATATCTTTTCGGACGTCTGCGCTACGGATTGTGAACATCTCCCTTGCATCAATCAAGACCACTGCTGGATTGCCAAACTCATCATAATAATGCAGCTCAAACGCTCGCCCAAAACGTGAAGCGTCATAGACTAACTCACGGTTAAGAGCTTCAATGTCGTTGTAAGCGTTGAAGTCATCAATAGCCGTCAAGTCGCTGTCAGTGTCAGTAGCACCAATTGAAATAGGTTGACCCACCGTATAACCAGTGAAGAAGCGGCTAGCTTGTCCGCCCAGATCATGCCTAATACGGTAGTCAGCTTTCTCTGGCTCTAGTCGTTTACGACCATTTAGAATGGTGTAGTTGTTCCCGTTTGAGTAGCTCTCTAGGATATTCAAGCGGTCTATCTGTCCATCTTGGAACTGAGCTACCATCTTCTCTAACTTCTCTCGTCCTTGAAACGTGTCCACTAGGTCGTCAGCTGATTGAGCCATGAAGTGGGTGTTAGCTTCTTTCGGAAAACGAAGGAAGTCTTCACGTTTCTGCAAGCTAGTCGGTTCCATGTCTCGCTCAAATTGGTATGATCTAGGAATGTACTGTCCTTCATGTAAAATGTCGTCAGCACTATGTGTTGTGTTCGTCATTCTATCTCCTTATCAGTTTGTTAACCCGTCTAATCTTAGCGTCTACATCCTGCCTATCCTTGACGAAAATAAGGTTTTGCAGTGCGTACCTAATAGCGTCGATACAGTGGTTATAGCTATCGCATGGCTTGTTGATGTACTCGTTTGTATGCTTGTCCTTCTGCCATGTATAGTTCTCAAGCTCCTCAATCGTCTTGACACATCTTTCATCGACAATGATGTCGAACTGTTGCAAAAATTGAATCCCTTGTAGAACTGAGCCTTTGCCCTTGTCTACCGGAATAGCTCGACGCAAGCCCAGTGTTTGCAGTTCAGCAATAGATTTCTGCTCTGCTGAGTCGGCCATAATCACCTCTTTTGAATAACCAAGGCTAGTAATAGCTTCTGCTATCTGGTTGTTAAGCAAGCCCTTCTTGACATATTCCTCTAGGATATATAACCGCTTATTCTCTCGGTCTATTTTGACGTGCATAAACGCCGTGGGGTCGTTTGTGAATCCGAAGTCAAGACCAAAAAAGGACGGTAGCTGTTTAAGCTCGTCCTTATTGAGTAATCTCTTTTCATACTTCGGAAATACTAGCTTGTCAAGAGTGGCAAACTCACCCAAAGCATAGATTTTATAATAGGCTTCGTTTCGGTTGGCTAGTTCCTCGATATTCTCCTTGGTCAAGTCATCCAGAAAGCGATTATCCTTGTACGTCGTTTGATAAACCACTGTATTCTTAGGGCTCTTCACAAAGAATGCGTTATATACCCAGTTGGCCTTAGACACTGGGTTAAACATCAAATAGATTTGTTTCTGCTTGTGAGCCTTATCCCTCAAGCGAAGTGTTAACTGCGTGTAATCATCAAGCGTAAACTCTGACGCTTCTTCCATGACCACGTCTGAAATGCCTTTGATAGACTTGATTTTCTCTGGGTTATCCATCCCTTTAAAAATCAGTTCGGCTCCGTTTGGTAATTCAATACGAAATGCGCTCATGTTAACCTTGCATAGATTAAGCACACCAAAGTAAGACAAAGCTGCTAGCACGTCCGCAAACACCGAATCACGAACCGTAGAGCCTACTTTTCGCAATATCAATATTTTGCGAGGCTTGTCCCAACTCTTTAAGGCTTTGAGGACTATCTTCTGGAAGACTCCGTGGCTTTTGCCGCTAGAAGCTCCGCCGTAATGGACCTCAGTAAACGTGTCATAATCAAATAGATGTTCATAGATATGCCGATTAAACACCTTGCTTGGATTGATTTCAAGATTAATCGTCATTCCATTCACCGACATTAATATTGATATTTTGCGTTACATCAGCTTCGACCTTATCTGTCCACATCCTATAGCGCTTACCGATATCAACTGCCGCAGCCCGACGAGTAGCTACATTCGGTTTAGCTTGAGCAATGCGTTGCATACCCTCACCATCCAAGACAAGCAAGGATTCTTCAACCTCACCACGCATGACGGCAGTGAGAAATTCCATGACCTCTTGTTGATCCGCAACACGTTCCGATTTTAATTGTTCCAGTCGTTCGTCTATATAAGCCTTGACCTCAGTATTTCTTAGTAGCTTACTACCATTGACTTCTGCCGTCCTTATCTTCTTAATACTAGGATAAGCCTTTTTGTACGCCTGCGTAGCGTTTAGGCTGATGATGTACTCATCGGCAAACTTTATTTGTTTTTCAGTCATCCCACTTTTCATCAACTCCTTTCTGATACTGAAAAAGACAACCCACAAAGTGAGCTGTCTCTGATTTTCTTCGATAATATAATAATACCACTTTAAACAGTTGTTAGACACCGTGAATTAACCGTCAAAATACCGTTATTTCAACGTTCCACAACTAATTTGCCATCTCTATACAATTCTGCAAATGCTAGGATAGCATTATTTAGCAATCCTTGAAAGGCTGTCCTTTCGAATCCGATTGCTTGGGCGATTTGCCAGTTTGGTTTCGGTGGGTATGCTAGATATTTCTCTATCAGTATTCTGCGATAATCTGGACGATATAGCCCACTAACTGCTTGCTCTATGGCTTCTAGCTCGTTCATAGCATCAACACGCCTAACTGCGATATTTTCCACTGGTCTGCTCACTCCGTTGCCACCTCTGGGCATGAATGTGAACTCTTGTGTAATCTTCTGCTCAGCGCTATCGTGTGCTATCTCTCGCCATCTTGGATATTCTCGAAGTTTACGCTTGCAACCTCTGATAGTTGCTTTCTCATCAATTTCCGGCAATAGCATTGTTCTGTCCTCTTTGGTATAATAGTAGTGTTGATTTCCAAAGAGTGCCGGCCATCGTGTCGGTCTTTTTTATTTTAGCTCAAGAAACGTTAAGAGATTTTATTGAAAAGATTGAATAAGTGTTTATTCTTGGGGTGTTTCTCAAGCCTTTTATCACCTCCTTTCTAGCCATTGACACCAGCAAAGTCTTTGGCTTTTTTTGTAATGCAAGATATCAATAAGAAAGAGGGTTTT